GGCTTCGTGCCAACTCTATCACCCAACGTTATTACAACAACAAATGAAATTCAAAGACTGGCTGCTTGACAGTTACATCAATCTATTTCATGATGAAGAACCTGAAGAGGACACACGTCGTGACTTTGAGATGCTAACTCACAAGGATCTCTGTGATGAATTTGCAGAGCTACTTGACTTGTATGCTGAGGATGGAGATAACTTCATCCAATCTGAAAACATTGAGGACTCTGAAGTTTACCTATGAGCATGATCAAACAACACATCTACACTGCTACACTTAGGGAGGGTGATCCTGTATCATTCCTCGCTAAGGATGAAGAGGATGCAGCCTGGAAAGCCCAGGAGTATGCTACATTGTACCAATCAGAACTAATCAACGTTACCTACGGTTATGAGCAGTAAGCGTCCTTACTTTCCGAACAACTGGGAGTATATTGCTGCAGCACCTGCTGAAGTATTCAACTCCCTATCATTTGAAGACTTTGTAGAATGGAGAGTGCATGGATGGCACATCCCAGAGGAACACCTCTGTGTCATCCGTGTACACAACAAAAAGACTGGTAAGATTAAAGAGCGTGCTTACAAGCAAGCTAAGGCAGCCAATGCCTTCATTAAAAAGACCATGCAAAACCCTGACAATGAAATCACAATCGCAGACGATGATGAAGTCACCCTACTCAGAGCTGAGCTTATCTCAGAGGATGAAGATCTCGGAGAAAGCTGAGATGCTTTGTCAAGAGATCATGGCTCACACTCATCGTGATGAGCTGATTCAACTAATACAGGAGCAACTTGCCGATGATAAGTGAAGACTTGATTGAGAAGCAGTACGACTTAGAGCGTGATGCAATCAAACAAGGTAAATCACGATTACACAAACAAACCTACAGTGTTGAATCCAAAGATTATGCCAGTGCCAGTATTTATGGGGTTGCTAGCATTGATTGTCTGTTGCCTAGAGTTATCACACGCATTAACGATACAACAGATAGGATCCATGCAAGAAAGAATGGTGTTGCATTCAAAGAAATAGCCCATTACCTTGCTGGTATTGATGCTGATGCTTGCGCTGCTATTGCACTTAAACTAACCTTCGATAAAGTATTCTCATTCAAGGAAGATGCTAGTAAGGTGCAGAATGTATGCAAGTCTATTGGTAAAGCAGTAGAACAAGAGTGTCAAATGAGATTCTATGAGACAACCGCTCCCGGTTTGTTGAATACTCTCAAGAAAAACTACTGGCACAAGGCATGTGGCACACAACAGAAGGTGACAATTATGCGCACCTTGATGAACAGGCACGACATCACATGGAAACGATGGGATGATGCTGTCTGTGTTAAGTTAGGTGGCTGGTTGTTAGACTGCATCATGGAATGCTCTGGATGGTTTGAAAAACGCCTTGAAAGGCTTGGTAAAAAGACTCACACTCATATCGTACCAAGTGCTGCTTTCATGGACGTTAAAGACCAAGTAATGGCTTCTGCGGAGCTGTTAGCACCAATGGCATGGCCAATGTTGATTCCACCTAAACCATGGTCAAATGATGCAGCCGGTGGATACCTTATGAACGAGTTAATGCACGGTAATGATCTAGTTAGGAGAGGCAATCCGTCCCTAATACAGGGAGAGAAACCGCTAGCCTTTTTGAACCGGATTCAATCAGTTGCATACACACTAAATCCGTTTATTGTGTCGGTTGCTCGTACCCTGGAAGAGAGGGGAATAAAAGTAGGGAAGTTCATTCCTGTCTATGAAACACCAATCCCACCCAAACCGGTGGACATAGCAGAGAATGATGAGTCGCGTCAAGCTTACAAACGAGCTGCGGCAGAGGCAATGAATAGGAACGCAGCAGTGTTCAAAGAAAGTTGTCGAACCCGCATGACTATGGAACTAGTACAACGATTTCTAAATGTTGACAGATTCTATCTACCCTGGTCGTTTGACTACCGTGGTCGTGCATACGCAATCCCCTCTTTCCTTACACCTCAAGGTTGTGACTTCTCTAAATCACTTATAAGATTTGCTGATAGTTGCTTTGTGACAGTTGAAGCAGAGCGTTGGCTCAAGTTTCAAGTTGCAACAACCTACGGTAATGGATTAGATAAAGCACCATTGTCTGAGAGACACTCATGGGCAGTTGCTAACGAACAACTAATAACAAGAGTAGCAACAGATCCAGTGGGTAACATCTCAGATTGGGAAACAGCTGATGAACCTTGGTGTTTCTTAGCTGCATGTGAGGAATATCATGCTATTATGATAGACTTCAGTAGAACTTACACGTCTTTACCTATTGCTGTTGATGCAACCTGCTCAGGATTACAAATCCTCGCCGGGCTTGCACTCGATAAAAACACAGCTACCTTGGTTAATGTTGTCCCAGGTGATAAACCACAAGACGCATACAAGGTTGTCGCTAAGGAAGCTACTCCCAACTGTCCTGAAAGTATACAACCGTATATGGACAGGAAAACAGTCAAGAGAGTAGTGATGACCGTGCCTTACAATGCAAAGCCTCATTCCAACCGTGGCTACATACGTGAAGCACTCAAGGATAAGGGTGTCGAGATTGATAAAGACGATCTCACACTCACGGTTTCTGCCGTACGTGATGCGATGAATGTAATCGTACCAGGTCCAATGGCAGTGATGAAGTGGATTGAAGCTGAAGTTACTAAAGCTATTAAAGGTGGTAAGGATTACCTAGAATGGGAAACACCTTCAGGGTTTGTCGTTCATCAAAAACTGATGAAACAGAACAAAGTACGAATTGAATTGAAGTTGTTAGGATCAGTTCAGAAAGTAACGACAGCCGTTGGTAATTCAGATAAAGTAGACTTGCGACATCATAAGAATGCCACAGCGCCCAATCTAATTCATTCTCTGGATGCCTCACTATTACACTTATCTGCAATACGCTTCGACGCACCGCTGGCCGTCATTCACGACTCGGTTCTATGCCGTGCTAGCGACATGGATAATCTATCGAGCATTGTCCGAAAGGTATACATGCATTTGTTTGCCGAGAACAACTACCTAAAAACATGGGCGGAACAAATCGGAGCTACATCCGAACCACCCATCATTGGCACCCTCAAACCTGAGGATGTCACAAATTCTACCTATTTCTTTTGTTAACATGGCCGGTCCTAAAAAGGATGACATTGTAATGACTGAGACCGTCACTCTTGATGGTTTTCAGGCTGTTCTGCAACCAGGTAAGTTTGGATACAACCTGTCTGCAATTGTTGAAAGCGACATCATCGATCGACTTGATGAAGATCGAGCCCGACTCCTTGAGTGGGGATTGTCGAAAGTTAAAAACCCCAAGCGTTCAGTGCTGAAGCCTGAGCCATGGGAAGAAGTTGCGCAAGGACGATATAAAGTTAAGTTTAGCTGGGGTGAAGACAACAAGCCTGGCATCGTTGATAGTGAGGGTACAGCGGTAACTAACCCTGACCTGCCTCTCTACGGTGGCTCTAAGGTCCGTCTAGCCCTCTATCAGAAGCCATATGTACTCAAGGATGGTGTAACCTATGGAAGCTCTCTGAAGCTCCTAGGCGTACAAGTTATTGAGCTTGGTGCTGCTGCAGGTGTATCATCTGAATCAGCCGATAGCGATGTATCAAACCTGTTCGATAAGGTTGAAGGCTTCAAAGCTGATACTCTCGAACCATCCACTGAAACTGCCACCGTTGACGATGACTTCTGATGGCTTTTCGATCCGGTTTGGAAGAACGGGTCGCTGATCTACTATGTAACCTTGGTGTCTCTTATGAATACGAAAGCACCAAAGTGCCCTATGTTATTCAGCATAACTACACTCCTGATTTTCTCCTCCCTAATGGTGTTTTTCTGGAGTGTAAAGGCTATTGGGATCCTGAAGACAGGCGTAAAGTCAAGAATGTAAAGAAGCAGAATCCCGAGCTTGATATCCGTATGGTCTTCCAAACCCCATACAATAGAATTAGTAAGAAGTCTAAGACTACTTATGCCCAATGGTGCGACAAGCACGATATAAAATGGACGTCATTCCAGGAGATACCTATTGAATGGCTGATATAGAAAATGATAGCGAGTTTATGTATCATGACTCATGCCCAGATTGCGGTAGTAGTGATGCACTCGCTGTCTATTCCGATGAACACACATATTGTTTTTCGTGTCACAAATTGACTCTACCTAACGAATCACAT